TCGATTGTCCGGTCCGGCATACTTCATCTTCTCCTGGTCTGAGTACGACATGCCTCGATGCTGGGGGGCATCGAGCTTTCGTCTTGGAAAATTGAAAATGGGCGCTCCACAGTGCGGACAGTACAGCGCCCGCCAGCAGCTATAATAAATAATTTTGTGACACTTCCCGCAGTGCCACTCTATGATAGAATTGAATTCGAATTCCGGTTCCCAACGAGACGGCTTAGGCTGTTGCTCATTGGGGACGCTTTGGGCCGGTGCGTCTGCCGTGGTCATTTCTGGTATCATCTTGTCCCCCCTGATATTTATATCCACACAGTCATATTATGACCAGTCACACTGTGACTAGTTTTTTCCAGACATATCGGTTCCGTCCTACTTGTTCCCTGCCAACCATACCAAGTTCGCACATCACAAGCAGGGTGCGCCGCACATTGTTATAGTTCCGTTCTAACTTCCTGGATAGTTGACTCGTGGTGAACGGCTCTTTCGGCATAGCCCGAAGATACTCTTTCATGAGCTTGTCTGAAATGGTCATCCCCGTATCCTCCTTGCTCGATCGGTCAGTTCCCAGCTCGTAAGCCGGTATCCTTTCTCCCGGCGGACGCCTACCTTCCGGATGAGTCCCGCCCTCCGAAGACCTACCACCATGCCCTTTGCGTCTGGCAGGTAATCGCGGAAAAGAAACGGCCCGGATGCTGGGAGGGCCCTCAGTGCCTCTTTTTGCCTGACGGGAATAAGTCCGGTCACCCTAGCACCTCCACCAGCTTGCGTGCCTTGGATGCCCCGAGTGCCTTTCCGTTGACCTTGGTGGCTGCCAGACCGTCGAAATTGAGTGCCGCCTCGTGGGCTATTTGCCCCACGCTCCCGTAGGCTTGCAGCAGTCCTCGGGCTGCTACATCTCCAATGCCTGGGATAGAGCAGAGCACCCCATAGCCCCTTGGTTCCACCGGGTAGCGAGGGAGCCATGACGACAGGTTAGGCCCCTGCAGGATATGCTTCGCATAGCTCAGAATCCACCTAAAGCTCTGCTCGTGGTTGGAGCTGAGAAAGTGCACAGGGACCCCACAGGCGGCCAGGTCTGCTGAGAATGCTCGAGCTGTGGAGATGTCGCTGGCTATGTCCATCTGAGATCGGCATTGAGCTTTACGCATCCCGGATGGATTGCCGGTTGATTTCATTTTAGGAACCGCTTGCAGCGTCTCCTGGAGAGACCCAAAGACCGCCACAAACCCGGGCGGCCCCTGGGCGATCATCTCCAGGCACTGCTGGCCTAGATGCCCTGTATTCTTGCTTTGCCAGAAATCGGGGATCTCCTTGAGCTCCACGTTGACCCTGAGGTCCTG